ATTCATTACTCTAAAGGTATAGAACAAGTGGAAACCATCGAGAAACATTAGTGCTTTACCTCGGTGAACTGAAGAGATGGGGGTTGGGGTTTTGTATATACAATAGTATAGTTTATGAGAGATATAGAATATAAAATAAAAACAATAAGAATGAGTGAGGAAACTTGGGAAAATCTCAAAAATAAAAGAAAGAAATCAAAACTTTCTTGGAATTTGTATTTGGTCAAGTTAATGAAAGAAGATAAAAATGGAAAATAAATATCAATTACTAATCTTAATAATAATGGCTCTACTTATGTGGGCTACTATATACTCAATAGGAGATTAGACTTGACAAATACGTTATCCCCAACTCTAATGTTTTTAGACTATTTAATGGCTTGACACTAAGACAAGACAGGAATATACTATATACATAGGGGAATGGATAACAGTGTAGTGCAGACGGTATCTTTGCTAAGGCTCGGATATACGAACAAGAAAAGTCACGGCTTTCTACACTGTACCTTTCTCCCATTAAAAAATAACTTTAAAATATATGTCAAACAAATTAAAAAATGAAATAGTTATATGGTCAGTGATAACAGCGGTCGGATTATTATTAGCTTATTGCGTTTCAACGCTTTTCTAAAATGGAATACTCATTAACTTGGCTAGGTTTTGACCCATTAACAATAAGATTTACAGGAACAGGCGAGCAAGCTAAAAAAGACCTTCCTCAATTAGCTCAATCATTTATTTGGGCAGAACAAGATAGACAAGAGGAGTTTAGACAAGAAGCAGAAGAAAGGTCGGAATTAGAAGAATTAGAAAGAGATAATTACTATGATAGATAATAATTTAAAAGAAATGTTAGCCCAAATTTTAAAACAATATAAAATAGATAAAGAAAAAGAGGGATACATTCCAACATTAGAAATGCTAATAGAAGATTTAGAAAAATAATATGTCAAAAGATTTACAAGAAAAAGCAATAGATTTTAAAGGAAAGAAGTATGTCTTAGTTAGCGATAGAGTTCTATACTTTAATGAGCAATACCCAGAAGGAAGTATAACAACTGAACTTATAACTAATGATGAAATGGTAGTAGTAAAAGCAACAGTAAAGCCGAATGAAAAACAAACATTTACTGGTTATTCACAGGCAACTTGGGGAGAAGGATATATCAACAAAACTTCTGCCCTAGAAAATGCTGAAACAAGTGCAGTAGGTAGAGCTTTGGCTTTTATGGGAATTGGTGTAATTGAAAGTATCGCAAGTATAGACGAGATAAACAAAACAACTACAACAAAACCAGTCAGTAAAGCAATGGCAAGACACTTAGAAGCAGTAGACGATTATAACAATAATATCCCTCCGTTTGAGGACGAAATATAATATGGATGAAAAAAAAGAATTGATATTTGTAGAGGGCATAAACTTTTACAAGCCAAGAGATAACGCACCAAAAAGTATACGAGGTAATGTAGTGGTTGATATGGTTAAACTCACAGATTGGGTAGCAAAACAAAACTTAACTGGTCAAATGAGAATAGATTTAAGAAAGAGTGAAGCAAAAGGAACTTATTACTTTACACTAAACACTTGGAAGCCAACACCAAAAGAGCCAGCGAGAGATGAAGAACCAATTATAGACCCATCAGATGGTCGAGATTTAACACCAACAGAAGATATACCATTTTAGTATGACAATCCCTGAACTTATTGAAGCAGTCAAAGAGGAAAAGCTATCTAAAGAACAACTAGAAGGCTATCAGACACAGATAAGTTACTTGTTTCAAAAGATGCAGGTTGAACTTGCTGAAATTGAAAAAGAGAAAGCATTATTCTTTGATAAAGAAGGAAAACCACAAGAATATCAAGACCCCATTTTACCTCACCCATCTACATTTGTAAAAAGTGATATATCTATTAAAAGAATGTGGCAAGCAACACAAAAAGGATTACGCGAAATTGAACTTAAAAGATATAGCGTGGCTTTAAAAGAATTACTTAATAGTTTAAAATCAAGAATTTATCAACTTATTTACTAATATGACACAGAAACAAAGAGTAATACATAAGTTAAAGATTGATGGGCGAATATCAAGAAATCAATGTCTTAATAATTACATTTCTCGTTTGTCTGCAATAATTTTAGATTTAAGAAATGAAGGATGGGATTTTGAGACTAAAGATATTAACGGAGATTATGTCTATATCGTAACTAAATCACCTCTTAAAGAGATTACATATAAGCTATCTGACGGGAGAGAAATAAAAACTTATGCCTAAAACACAAATAGAAGAAATCCTAGACTTCACAAAGAAGGGTGCAACGCTAGAGATGATAGCAAAACACTATAAAATCTCTACTCGTACTCTTTCAAGAAAGTTAAAGGATTATAAAAAAGAAATGGAAATAGCAAGGTCATTTTATCAGAGTTTTTTAGAGGGGATATTTAATTAATATGTTTAACAAAAAACTAAAAAAGAGAATAAAGGAGTTAGAGGTGCAAATAGAGAGACAAATAAAGAGGCTTGAAGATAGGGATGTAACCGAACATACTACAGGCTTATTGATTAGAAAGAGTAACGCAACTGCAGTTAAAGTTATCCAAGAACATACATTTTATTCCTGGGGTTGTGGTGATTATACTGAAGAAGTTAAATCTGAACGCTACTACTTAGAAGGAAAAGCCCCGCAATGTGATTACATAAAGATAGATTTAAAAGGCAACGAAACAATGTATAAGAATGACGTAGTAGTCGATACTAGTGGAAAGTGTCTTATTAAAAAGTAATTTTATAGAAATATATGAAAGAATTTAAAAAGATAAAATACTTACTCATAAAATACTATGATTCAGACCCTAGTAAAATTATGAGCGTAGATGGATATGAGTCACTTACTGTAATTAAAGAATATCTTGAAAGAGGTGGAATTTCAAACAGAAAGGTCGTAAAAGTAACCATTGAAGAAGAAATAGGTATAGAGTTGATATTTAAAGCTTAATTATAGTAAATGAATATGTCAAAAGAGCCAGAATTAAAAATCACGAGAAACTATAGCTTTTGGAAACATCCCATTAAGTGGTTTCGAGACAGAAAGAAGATGAAAATGGCTAATTTCCTTATTAATTACGAATGGGAACATGGAATGCGAGAAGAGGTCGAAAAAATGCAAATGGATATACTCTTACACGGCACGGCAATAATGAAAAAAGGTAAAAGAGTAGACCTAAGTAAGTTTAGTCCCAGTAAGTGAGTTAGGAGGTATTAAAAATTAAATGGCTTGTAACCTACTACAAATAAAATGGTAAAAGTAATAAGTATAGATGGTGTTAATTATGTTAAGGAAAGTGATATTAAAAAGAGTGCTGAAACTTTAGATGGTATGAAGTATGTAATGGTTCGTACACAAAATGCAGGAGTATTTGCAGGGTATCTTAAGGAAAAGAATGGTGAAACAATTATCCTTAAAAATGCTCGTAGAATGTGGTATTGGTCAGGAGCTTGTTCACTTTCTCAACTTGCTATGGAGGGTACTAAAAAGATTTCTGAATGTAAATTTCCTTGTGAAGTTGATACGATTGAGCTTACACAAGTTATTGAAATTATTGACTGTACTGAAGAAGCTCGTTTATCAATTAAATCAGTTCCAGTTTGGGAACAGAAATAATATGTTAGAGAATATATTAACAGTAACAGATATGCGAGGCTCTGGCTCTGGCTATGGCTCTGGCTCTGGCTATGGCGATGGCTATGGCGATGGCTCTGGCTATGGCTCTGGCTCTGGCTCTGGCTCTGGCTCTGGCTATGGCTCTGGCTATGGCGATGGCGATGGCGATGGCTCTGGCTATGGCTCTGGCTATGGCTCTGGCTCTGGCTCTGGCTATGGCTCTGGCTATGGCGATGGCGATGGCGATGGCTCTGGCTCTGGCTCTGGCTCTGGCTCTGGCTCATCATAGTACATCTCTCATTATCAACTTAAATTAAAACAAAGGTAATATGAAAGAGAAAATATACAACAAAATAGCATGGTTTCTTCCTCAAAGAGTGGTTTACTGGGCTTTCTTTAGGTTTTGGGGTTCAGCTACCACTTTTGAAGAAGGGGCGAAAATGTCGCCTAATGAAATGACTTGGAGTAAAGCCATTGAGTTATGGGAGAGAAAACATCAAAAGAAAGATTATTCAAGTAAGTGTTACTGTGTTTGTGGACACGAAATATTACAAGATAGTAAATCAAAAGTCTATGATGCAGGTTCTCATGTGGATATTATTTGTTCAAACTGTAATGCTCAAACTTCTTGGGACTTAGATGCTCCTGCACCTTTATTCTTAAAAGAAAAAACAATATTATGAAATGCCCAGCATGTGGAGGAACAGGTAAAATAAGTGAAACATCTCTTGTATCAAAGCCAAAACGTAGAGCAATGGCACGAAAATTACGCAAGGCAGGTTTACCTCTAATGGTAATAATGAAAGCACTCGGCTACAAATCACCTAGAAGTGTCGTACTAGCGTGTCAAAGAAATGATTAACAACTTAAGGTAAGGAAGAGATATATGTACATAGAAAAGATAAATATATTATGGTTTTTAATAGGATTGGTTGGAAGCGGATTGTTAATAGCAATCTTGATGTGGAGAATTTACAAGTAACCAAAAGGATTAATTATCAAGTCATTAATAAAGTATAAAGAATATATATATGTCACAAAAAATGTTTAACGCAATAATATGGATATTTGTAGGATTAACCGTATGGATGTTTGGGCTTCTAAGTTATTTAGCATTTACAGTCTAACTAATCTAAATACTATGGTTAAACAAAACCCTAAAAGTAAATATGAATGTCTACATTGCCCCAAAAATCATTGCAAATGTTGTTGTAAGCCCTTCGTAGCAGAGGAAGAGAAGTGGGATAAAGAAAAAGCAGACAAAGACTTAGAAAATATAAAACATAGAAGGCAACACATACATTCTAGTTCTTTTCCCTATCCTAAAGAGGAAGATAAGGTACTTGAGATATTAGATAAAGGAATTAAAGATTGGGAATTTAATAAAGAGGAATGGGAAGAACAGATAAGATTAGCTTGCTATCTAAGACCAGATAGTCAAATGGAAGCCCAGCAAATTACTGATTCTGCAATAAAAATAATCAAAAATTTACTCTCCAAATCTCTCCTATCTCAGAGAATAGAAACCGCAAATAAACTCAAAGAAATCTGTAACAAGTGTAGGACTGAGCGTGGCTTGGCAACAGCAATAGGAAATTTTATCAATCAAATAAAACACTAATATGAACAGGGAAATAAAATTTAGAGCATGGGATGGAGAAAAAATACAAAAGGATTTTATTATAGGTAGACCTCAAGCTGCTGACTGTCTATCTATAATGACTGATGAAAAGTTCGCACTAAAACAGTATTCTCTAAAAGAATGGAAGGTTATGCAATACACAGGTCTAAAAGATAAGCACGGCAAAGAGATATATGAGGGAGATATAATGGCAATAAAAACTACACATCATTCTTATCCTATATCAGTTATTTTTTCAGAAGGAGCTTTCTCTTTTAAAGAAGATGGAAGTTATGGAACCCTTGCAGAATGGAATGAACACAGCGAAATTATCGGCAACATATGGGAAAACCCTGAATTATTATCTGCTCTAACAGAGACAAAGGAATGATGGAAATTGAAGGGTACATCTTTATAAAAGAAGTAGAAACACAGCAATTGAAAGATGGTAGGCTAGTAATATTTTTTAATAAAGCTGACGTATTAGAAAAAAGAAAACCAATACAACCAATTAATAGATTAATATAATAATTATGGTAAGACATCCAATACTAGACAACCTAGAAGACGAGGAGTATAATAATGGTATGGTAACAATAAAAACTAATACAGTCTTAAAAGACTTTAAGGGCGAATCAATTAAAAATTTAGGTAAGGAAATAACAGTAGGAACTATTATCTCTGACGTGCTTGGAGGTAAGGTTTCAAACCCAACATTAGGGTGGAATTTAGGTAAGAAATTTGCGTGTGATAAAGAAGTAGATTTAAAAGCTGAAGATGTAGTCTTTATTAAAAGAGAACTAGAGCAAAATGGTCAAGCAAAGGAATATGGATATACTGCTTTAATAATAGGTCAAGTTTTAGAAATATTAGAAGCAAAACCAGAATAATAATGGACTCTAACGAAAACAAAGATGGCACTTATAACAATAAAATGGGTGAAGAAAGCACGCCAATGGTGTAAGACAACCAAGTTACCTGGCAATAATAAGAAACAACAACTATTTAAACAGGAATGGTTTGATACAAAACCAGAAGTGTAGTATAATGTTTTAATGGAAGAAGAAACGAATAAAACGAATGATAAACCATGGCTATTCAAAAAAGGTAATCCAGGAGGTCCAGGAAGACCAGCTGGTAAATCATTAAAAGAATACTCAAGAGAATATCTAGCCAAAATGACAGATGAAGAACGTATGGAGTTCTTAGAAGGCTTACCTAAAGAAACCATATGGAAGATGGCAGAAGGCAATCCAAAACAAGATGTTGATTCAGAAGTAAAAGCTACTCTAAATATTGTAGTACCATTAGCAGTAGCTAAGTCTTTTAATATAAATGCAACTGACACAGAAACAGGAGGAAGCGATACTCAATAAGAGTAGATTTAAAGTATTAAACTGGGGAAGACGCTCTGGTAAAACTACATTATTTGCTTACGAAGCCCTAGGAACAGCTCTAACAATAGAAGATGCTCATGTGACTTACTATGCTATGACTCATGGAGATGCTAGAGATATTGCTTGGAATATCTTTTTAGAAGTTTTTGGTGAAGCTGTTGTATCTAAAAACGAAACATTACTAGAAATAAAGATAAGGAATTTAAAAGGAGGAATATCTTTAGTTAGTTTGAAAGGTTGGGAATCAGTTATTATATCTGGTAAGGGACGTGGAACTGAAAATGATTTAATACTAGCAGATGAAGTAGCATTTTGTAGACAGTTCATGGAATATTGGGATAAGGTTCTTGCCCCAACACTCTTAACTTCTAAAGGTAGAGCTGTATTTGGTTCTACTCCTAATGGTTTCAATGATTTTTATGATTTAACAATAAGAGCACAATCTAATAGTGATTGGTTTTATTCTCATGCAACTTCTTATGACAACCCAGCTAATGAACCAGAAGAAATAGAACGCATTAAACGTGAAATTTCTGAAGATAGATTTGCACAAGAATACTTAGCTGATTTCAGAAAACTAGAAGGACTTGTATACAAAGAGTTTAATAGGGAAAAACATATATACAACGATGATAGTGAGAAACAACCAACTAATATAATTAAAAGATTTGCAGGGATAGACTTTGGCTTTACTAATCCAACAGCAATAATAACTATCAAAAAAGACCATGATAATGGATATTGGGTTACTCACGAATGGTACAAAAGAAATAAGACAGATGAGCAGATTGCTGATGTGGTATTTGCTTTAAACTTTGATGAAGTATATCCTGACCCAGAAAGTCCTAGTGCAATAGCTGAATTGACAAAGCGTGGCGTGTATTGTAAGGAAGTATTAAAGAATAAAGATAGTATTAAGAATGGAATCAACAGTGTGAGAGCTTTGTTCTTACAAGGTAAGTTACATATTCACAATAGTTGCGTTAATTTAATATGGGAACTTGAAAATTATCGTTACCCCGATAAAAGACAAAACAATAATGAAGAAGAAAACCCTATTAAAGAGAATGACCACGCTTTAGACGCTTTAAGATATGCTTTGTATATGGATGAACCAATCAATATGGTTAATCATTTAAGACAACAGGATAACGTTTGGAGGAATAGACAGAATAGAAAAAGTGGGTTTGAATAGTGTGCATAACTCCTTGATAAACACAGTGGATTTGTTATAATTTACACATGAAAGTAGTACTAAAAGCGTTTCAAAGTAAACTAACATCAAAACCTATGGACTTCCCAGAAAGTCAAGGTTTGACCGTTGATTTAATATTAGATATGGGGATTTTACAAAGACATAATTTTGCTGGAGAAGTTACCCATACTACAACACCTCCACGAGAATATAAATGTACCTTTGAATCTACGGGAATGCACGAACAGTATCTCGACCTAGATGGTCAATGGAAAAGTGCGAAAGTTTATTAACTAATTAAAATTGCATGAAGAAATTATCAATATTAAACATAGTATCAGGTAAAAATTGTTCTGTAGAATTAGATAGTGATTCTACTTGTATTAAAAACGAAGCTGAGAAAGTATTGAAGGCAATAAAACCAGATATAAATAAAGTTCCTTGTTCGTGCGGACAATACTATGCAATGTTAGACCATTGTTGCTATCCATGGGTAGGAGATTTTAATAAACAGTTTTCTCATTTATTTCAAGGAAGTATAGGTCAAATCCACAAGGAAGCTATAAAAAACTATATCAATCGTAATTTTACACCTAAATGAAAAACCAAGTTATACAAGGAGATTGCCTACAAATAATGAGAGAGATGGAAGATAATCTCATAGATTTGACTGTGACTAGCCCACCTTATGACAATTTACGTGATTACAATGGCTATTCTTTTGATTTTGAAGGGATAGCTAAAGAGTTGCATAGGATAACTAAAGATGGTGGAGTAGTCGTTTGGGTTGTTGGAGATGCAACAGTTAAAGGGAGTGAAACAGGAACATCTTTCAAACAAGCTCTTTACTTTAAGGAAATAGGATTTAATTTGCACGATACAATGATTTATGAAAAAGCATCACTTTCATTCCCAGAAACAAATAGATATTACCCAGCTTTTGAGTATATGTTTATTTTTTCAAAAGGAAAGCCTAAAACTACAAATCTTATAGCAGATAGAAAAAATAATTACGCAGGTACAAAGGTTAATTCTCACAGCAGGGAAGCAGACGGAACATTTAGAAAAAAGCCAGGATGCGGAAATTTTATTAAAGAGTACGGAATAAGATTCAATATTTGGAGAATACCTAATGTGAGTAGTAAGGATAGAAATGGACACCCTGCTCCATTTCCTGAAAAGTTAGCCGAAGACCATATCTTATCTTGGAGCAACGAAGGAGACATAGTGTTTGACCCAATGGCAGGAAGTGGAACAACACTAAAAATGGCAAAGAAAAATAATAGAAACTATATAGGGATAGAAATTAGTCAAGAATATATAGATATTATAAATAAAAGACTTGAAATATAAGCACAAAAAACGTGTGTTATAATTTAAGTGTACATTTCTACGCCTAGTGTGCTGTACAGCACGCCGTGCTAGGCGTCAGATGTACATTTAAATAATGAAAAATATATTCCAACAAATACGAGATGAGAGGCAAGATTTCTTGCAGAATGAGATTGAAGTCGTGCCAGGCTATAATTTTAGTCAATATAATACTCTAAAGAAGATTCATCTTTACTACACTGGAAACTATGAAAAAGGCAACTATGAAGAAATAGGTGGTATTTTGCGTAAAAAGGTATTCCACCAACTATCGACATGGCGTTGTGAAGTCGCAACAAAGATGATTGATATGGATATTAAGGACTTTATCCTTGTATCTAATGACAAAGACACAGACTGGAATGTTTACATACTAGAAAAAGAACTTAAAGTCTGGCTAAAGAAGAACGAAATGGGGCAGATATTAAATGAAATATCTCGTCTTTTACCTATTTATGGTTCAGTTGTATTGCAGAAAACAAAGTATGGTGCAGAAGTTGCAGACCTACGTTATCTTTATATAGACCAGTCAGCAAAGACACTCAATGATGCAGGATATGTAAATAAGCGTTTACTTCTAAACCATAGAGATATGCGTAAGATGGGCAAATATGGTTGGGAAAATGTAGATGAAGCTATTGATAAATTCAGTGGTAAATACAAACAAGGATATGATTTGGGTGGTATCAATCAGGGTACTAATTCATCTCTATATTGGGAGGGAGCTAATGTAACTAAAACACAAGCGTCATCAATTCCACTCGTAGAAGTGTGGGAAAGATATGGTGATGTTCCACTCTCTTGGTTTACAAATAAAGAATCAGACGAGAATGAATATGTCCTAGCTAAATACTGTGTTGCAGGAGTAGATGAGGTATCAATAAGCGAGAAAGGAGTTATCTTAGCTGAAGAAGGATTAGTACTCTATAAAGAGCAAATAGATGAAATTCCATTTAAAGAAGTTCATTACAATAGAATTGATGGACGATGGCTTGGATTGGGTGTTGTTGAGATGTTATTTGAGAACCAGAGACGTATCAATGAAGTTAAGAACCAAGAAGCTAGAGCTAATGAGCTTGCATCTATTCAGTTATTCCAAACTCTTGATGATACGATTGCGTCAAATATTACAACAGACCTAAACAATGGAGACATCTTAAAGGTCAAGAGCTTCTTGCAACCAATACCAACAGAATCTCGTAATATGTCTGCTCTTAAAGAGACAGCACAAGAGATTGAAGAACACTCAAACAATCTTACATTCTCTCGTGATGTAGTTTCAGGTGAAAATGCTCCATCTTCAGCAACTCTTGGTGCAGTACAAATTCAAACACAGCAAACAACAGCAGTATTTGACTACAAGAAAGAGAATATTGGTCTATTCCTAGGTGAGTTTATTAAAGACTTAGTATTCCCACAGATTGAAAAGGAATTAAATCGTGAACACGTCTTTAGACTTGCAGGTTCATTTGAAGAACTACAGAAACTTCGTGCTAATTATGCTAAGAACTATGCTAACCAAAGAATAATTGAAGCAGTATTGCAAGGTGCTGACGTTACACCAGAATTACAGCAAGGATTTAAAGAACTTGCTATGCAAGAGATAAGTACAATGGGCGATAAGATATGGACTGACGTTGAAAAGAACTTCTTTAAAGACCTTGATTACGAAGTAGATATAGTTTCAACAGGTGAAAACAAGAACATCTATGCTCAAATCAATAATGGTAATGCTATTCTCCAAGCTCTTGCAGCAGACCCAACAATCTTACAAGACCCAGCTAAGAAACAAGTATTGTTTAAGGTTATGGCAGCTATGGGATGGCACGTTTCAGAACTAGAGCAATTAGACCAAGCTCCACCTCCACCAGTTCAACCGCAAGACCCGAATCAACCATCACAACCTAGTAAGGTCGAATTACCAGTTAAACCAGCTACAGCAACAAATGGAATACAATAAAGAATACACAAAGGATAACTATAATAAAGTTGAAGAAGAAACATTAGGAGTAAATCATCCTATAGAAACTAATGATAAGGCTACTTACGACAATCAAAAATCAATGATTAATATTAGTGTCGCTGAAGACAATCAGCAAGGAGACCAAATCTAATATGGATAAAGAACGACAAGTTGAAATACAGAACCTAAAGAGATTCCCAGAGTTTTATGCTCTTAAAACAGAACTCGAAAATTTCTGTGATAAAATGGATAGTATATCAGATATAGATTTATCAGATGTTTCACGAGTAACATTATTAGAAGAAATCTATGGTCGTAGATGGGCTTCAGTAAAAATAAGAGACCTATTATCATCGCTTGGCTTAGTAGATAAAAAAATTACTAAACGAGATATGACAATGGAATAAATATATGGCAAAAGGTTCAAAGAAGGGTGGAAAGTGTCCAACATGTGGAGGTAGTGGAAAGTGTTAGGTCGTTATTATTAAAATAAATCTATAAATATATGTCAGAAAGATATAGTGGTAGTTTAAATGGGGTTATGTTAGAAGAAAAGAAAGACCCAATGTCAGGTGGTTCAGCTAATGTTAAGACAGACTTCCGTGTTCAAGAATCACTTGACCATGAAGGTGAGCCAACATCTCCATTAAAAGCAGAGTTTGCTTATCCTGGAACAGACAAGGGAGTTCAAAAGTAAGTTTATGGTTATACTTCCATTCAAAAAGCATTATTAAAAGTATCGTTCCTTTCTGAACGTTTAACCAATTATCATTTCATGGAAAACGAAAATGAAGAACAGGATGTAGTAGAGGAAACTCTCCCTGTGGAAGAAACTACAGATGAGTTAGAGTTGGACTTAGGTGAGGATTCACCGATAACAGAAGAAGACGACTCAGTTAGTATAAGTAAGTCAGAATTAACAAAGCTAAAGCGTAAAGCGATAGCCTACGATTCAACAAAAACGGCAAAACCAGTTCAAAAAGTAGACAACGTAGATAAGGACGAAAGGTTTGAGCGTTTAGAATTAAGAGCAGATGGCTATTCTAAAGATGAGATTGATGAAATCATGTCATTGGGTGGTACAAAGGTTCTTAATACAAAGATAGTGCAGTCAGCAATCAAGTTTATGAGAGCAGATGCAAAATCTAAAGACGCTTCAGCTACAGTCAGTTCAAAGTCTCCTGTGTATAAGAAATATACTCAAGAAGACCTATCAAAAATGTCTTCAAAAGAAATGGAGAAAATCCTCGCAGAATAATTAACACGGCTAGTTATAAAAGGTAATTTATCAGTATTACATAATATAACTATATGGCTTCAACAACCTCAGGTCTCAGCAACCTAATGTCTACTTTCTATGATAAGGTATTCCTAGAAAGAGCAAAAGCTGAACTCCGTCACGATTTCGGAGCTACTATCAAGAAAGCTAGTATGAATCAGGGTAAGAGTATAATCTTCAACAGATTGACACCTCTTGCACTCGTAACAACAGCACTTACAGAAGCAACAAATCCAGCAGAAGTCGCTATGACTTCAACTCATGTAACTGCTACTCTAGCAGAGTACGGTACTTACACAACTATCGGTTCTCTATTCAAGATGACTTCAATCGATGAAGACTTGAAAGAACACGTTGACGTTCACGGCCAAAACGCAGGTGAATCTATTGACGCTTTGCTTCGTAATGAACTATCAGCTTTCGGAACACGTCAGCTTGTAGCAACTACAGCAGCAGTATCAAGTACATCAGCAATCCACACTTCAGACGTAATTACAGGTCTTGAAATTCGTAAAGCAGTTCGTACACTTAAACTTAACAAAGCTCCACGTTTCCCAGGTGCAGTATACCGAGGTATAATCGGCCCACAGGTAGCTATGGACTTGTTCGGTGCATCAGAATGGCTTGACGCACACCGCTACACAACTTCAGACGCTATTGAGCGTGGTGTTATCGGTAAACTTCACGGCGTTGAGTTCGTTGAAACTAATCAACCAACAGTAGACCTTTCAGGAGGTTTCTCAACTTCTACAACAGACGTTGCGAACGTTTACACTACTTACATCTTCGGACGTGGTGGTTACGCTATGGTTTCTCTTGATTCGTTCTCAGCTCCAAAGATTTACGTTAAGAACCCAGGTGCAGGAGACACTTCAAACCCACTTGACCTATGGTCAACAGTTGGTTGGAAGATGCCTTTCGCAGCTAAAGGTCTAAACGCAAACTGGATAATCAAGGTTATGACAGGTGCGACAAACGGAAACAGTGCAACTATCTAGTTCTTAGATATACACTTACAATTAACTCCCTTAATCGGGAGTTTTTTGTTATAATAAAGAGAAAACATGGAAACACATTGTAAGAAATGTAACAAAGTACAAAAAGTTGTTATTATCTACACCAAAGAATACCCTGAAATGAAATTAACTACATTGGTAGTTTCATGTACTGTCTGTGATGACAGATTTGCGGTCTTTGACAAAAGAGATAAACAACTTAATTTATTTGAAACCCCGAAAATTGCTTGACGGGGTTTCTTTGTTTTTGTATAATAAGGTAATGAAAAAACTTTTACCAAAGTTCTCGCAGATAAATTATAAGGGGTTAGATATTAACATATTAGTAGAGCCAGGTTTCGTGGGTTATTCATTTCATTATGAAGGAAATAATTATGGAAGTAAATTACCAATCTTAACTAAGAAGAAACAAGAATTACTAGAACTATCATTCGCCCTTTGTATTCAGGCTATTCTTTCTTATGAGGAATTAAGTAAAAAATAATATGGTAAAAATAAAAACAGAGGACTTTCAAAAAGAGTTACAAGAGATTGACCCTAGAATACTAATTGTTCCAAACACTAATAGACCAGGAGCTTCTAATATCTTTCTTAATGGAGTAGATATTTGTCCGTGGATTCCACAGTTTGAAATGCAAGATGAGTTTACACCAGACTACAGTTATAAACTACACGATAACCCAATACCTTTTAAGACAACAGTTCAAGCTAAAGAAATAGTTAGACTAACATTAGAACAATTAAAACAACCAGAGTATGCAGACGCATTATTCGATAAGCCAGTAGACGTAAAAGAAGAAACTTATGGAACACATAACGCCTAAGATTTGCATAACTGGAGGTTTGGGATTTATTTTCTCACACGTCACTGAGTATTTCGTAAAAAAGGGATGGGACGTTTACGTTATTGATGATTTATCAATGGGTTCACATCCTGAAATAGTAGATGGCTCATTTACATTTATAGAATTTGACTGTGCTGATACAAGAGTACAAGATATTATATGTAAGATTAACCCTGAATATATAATCCATGCCGCAGCTATTTCAGCAGTAGACTTTTCAATTAAAGACCCTGAACTTACACTAAAACAAAACATACTAGGAAACATAAATGTATTTGAAGCGGCTCGATTCTGTGATAATTTAAAGAAATTCCTCTATGTTTCAACAGATGAAGTCTATGGTGAATGTGAATATAAGAAAGACGAGGAAGATATAATATTTCCTAAGAATCCCTATGCTGTATCTAAAGCTGTAGGGTCTTTACTCCGTCTAGGTTATGATAATACGTTTCAAACTATTAAAGACAAGACCTGTGAGACTAGATTCTGTAATGTAGTGGGGGATAGACAAGATGATAGGAAGGTCTTATCAAAACTTGTTCAATCCATTAAAGATGGTACACCTATGCCAGTACATAATGGAGGAATTGGAAAAAGAGAATACATCTATATAAAGAATATTCCCCCAATTATTGATTTACTTTTAGAAAAAGGTGATAGGGTTTATAACGTAACTAATAATGATTTACTATCGGTCAATGAGTTAATTGAGAAAGTAGAAAATATCGTAGGAGTTAAAGTAAAGAAGACAGAATCATTTAGACCAGGCATGGATGAGAAGTATCAAATGGATGCTTCAAGGTTAAAAGACTTAGGTTGGAAACCACTCTACACATTAGATGAAGGACTTCGTGAGTATTTAAGAAATAATGGAATAATATGAAGAAAATAAAACTAACAAGAGATAAAGCTAGACAAAATTATGTTAAAACTATTTAAACCATACATGAGTTCAGAGAGTATAGAGAATGTAATCAGAGTATTACAGAGTGATTTTCTCGCTGAAGGTGATGAGGTTAAACTATTTGAAAAGGAACTTGAAGAAAAACTAAATAAGAAGAACATATTGACTGTAAATAGTGGAACATCAGCTCTTGAACTTGCCTATGAACTTGTAGGAATAAAAGAGGGAGATGAAGTAATAACTCCGATATTAACGTGTACCGCAACTAATTTGCCTTTACTTCATAGAAAGGCTAAAATTGTATTTGCAGATATAGATTATGACCTAAATATAAACATAGAAGATGTCAAAAGAAAAATCACTGAACGCACTAAATGTATTGTCTTCGTTCACTTTGGAGGAAACAATAGAGGACTTGCCGAACTTGTTGAGTTTTGCAACTCCCGAAATATTATCTTGGTTGAAGACGCAGCACAAGCCATTGGAAGTGATTATTGGGGTCAAGCTAACTTCACAACAGTATCACTCCAAGCAATTAAAACTCTTACTACAGGTGACGGAGGTCTCCTTATTTGCCGAGACGATGAAGACTACAAAAAAGCCAAGCGACTTAGATGGTTCGGAATTGACCGAGACGACAGAGCCAGAGATATAACAGAAGCAGGATATAAATACCACATGAATAATATCAATGCAGCAATAGGTAGAGGTAATTTACTCCACCTAGATGAACTTGTTGAGTATAGGAAACTATTAGGTGGAGAATATAAACTTTATGGTCTTGAACCGCATATATGGATGACTTTTGGTCTTACAGATAAATACGAACAGTTAAAAAAGAAACTAGAGGATAGTGGTTATGAGTGTGACCAACATCATTATAGAAATGATAAGTATGAAGTCTTTGGCGGTCGGGTCAAAGATTGTCCGATTATGGATGAGATAGAGAATAAATATTTCTTTGTACCATACCATTTTGGAATAACATTAGAAGACGCACATAATATAGGTAGAATTTGCCATGAATTTATATAACGCACACAAAGAGCCACACTTTATAGAAGCATACAAGAAACATTTTGAAGGTCGTGAACCAAAGAGAATACTAGAGATAGGTGTTCAAGGAGGAGGTTCATTAAAGATTTGGAGAGATTTCTTTCCTAATGCAGATATTGTTGGTGTTGATACACTTGAACAATGTAAAGAACATAAAGGAGACAGAATTGAAATTGTAATCGGAGACCAAGCTGATGTTAAATTCCTTGAAACTCTTGGTAATTTTGACATTATTATTGATGATGGTGGTCATTATATGACACAACAGCAAGTGTCAATGAATACTTTACTTGCAAATCAATTAAATGATGGGGGATTATATGTAATAGAAGACTTACACACGTCATATTGGGAACAATTCTTAGATATTCGTAGGACTACAGTGAATGTTTTAAAGGATATGATAGATGACCTACATCAATACGCAGATGAAAGCCCACGCTGTGAATTAAAACAAGGTTTAAAGAATAAATATAATATTAAATCAATGACATTCTATCCAGGAATAGTCTTTATAGAAAAATGTACACAAATCCTCAAATAGAATCATCATATCAACACAATAATCTAGGGAGAACACTCTATGATTATGTTATCTATGAAAAACCAGAAATTGTTATAGACTTCGGTGTTTTAAATGGATATTCAACAGTAGCACTTGCTCTTGCTTGTAAAGAAAACGGTAAGGGTAAGGTAAAAGTTTATGACTTATTTGATAACTATGAATATAATCATGCCAAATTGCAAACTCTAGTAAAAAATCTAAAGGAATATGGACTTATAGATTGGGTTGAGATTGAAGAAAAGAACTTCTTTGATTGGGTAAAAAATCCTGAACCATTTGATTTAATTCACATTGATTTAAGTAATACAGGTGACATATTAGACTTAATATGGGATAATCTACAAGGAAAAGGCACTGTTTTATTTGAGGGTGGAAGTGAAGAACGAGACCGAGTAGGTTGGATGAAAGTTCACAACAAGAAACCCATTAGAGAAAGCAAAGCAAAGTTTGAAGTCATTAATAGTAAGTTCCCAAGTCTAAGTAAATTATGCGAAAACTAAAAGATAAAAATGGATATATTTTTATAAAAATGCCAGACCACCCAAATGCTAATAACAATGGGTATGTTAGAGAGCATAGGATTATTGTTGAAAAAAAGTTAGGTAGACTATTAAGAGATAATGAAATAGTAGACCACATAAATGGGAAAACTTCAGATAATAGAATTGAAAACTTAAGGGTGTGTACACATAAAGAAAACATCAGGAACTGTACACTGAAAGCAAAAAATAATAAATCAGGATATAGAGGTGTTTCTTTTGATAAATCTAGGAATAAATGGCAAGCAAGTATCAAGGTTGATTATAAATCAATAGGATTAGGTCGTTTCCTTAATAAGGAAGACGCAGCTCTTGCTTATAATAATTTTGCAAAAAAGTATTTTGGTGAATTTGCTAGGCTAAATATTATATGAAAAAAACAATAAAATTAAAGAAACTTGCAATTGTTATTTCTGCTTGGCATTACCCTATGGGATTCTATAATGCAATAGCAAAGCAACAAATCCCAAAAGGTTGGACTGTAGATATGTTCGTAGTTTCACATCGAGACCCTAAATACGCTAAGATACCAGAGTTTGAAGATAGTGTTCGTGGAGAATTAGATAGAAAACTTTATCCTAAGATTGCCACCAAAAAAGACCTAGAAAAACTAGGATTTGAATATAAAGAATACCCTAATACAGTAGGGGATTGGGGAAATTCAAATCAATGGCTAGATGAACATGATTATAAAGATTATGATATGTTTTTGTTTACCCATGACGATAATCTAATACTACGCTACGATATGTTAAAAGTTGTCTGCGAAGATATGTATCCTGATAAGTGGCTTATTTTAACTAATACAGTAGGTGTACCAGCAGGAAATCTTCGTGGTTCGTTTGAGTTCTTTAAGAAAGAAATGATGGATAAATTAGGTGGTAAGTTTGACTTATCATCTACTACACTTAATAGAACAGGCGAAACAAGTAATCCTTTAAACTGGACTGAGTTATATGATTGGAACTCAACTGTTACACCACTCACAAACTTTCTTACTAAAAAGAAACTATGGAATAAGGTTGTAGTATTCTCGCCTATTTACCGTGTGTCAATATTCTGTATTGAGGGAGAGCGTGGAACTATCGCAAGTTCCCAGACTAATAATAGACCTCTTGAAGATGAGGGTATTAAGTGGTTACAAGATAAAAGAATTATATAATGAACTATATTTACACAGTAATCACAGGTGGAAAAGATACATTAAGTGAAGACATTAATATAAAAGGTAATGTTAAAGCTGTTTGTTTTACAGATGACCCTACAATGAAAAGCGAGAAATGGGAGATAAGACCCATCCCAAATATCTACAAGGATATAAGACGTGATAGTAGAACTGTTAAAATGCTTCCACATATATTTTTCCCAGACGCAGAACATTCACTATATCTTGATGGAAATATTATATCTAAAGTTCCCATGCAAAAGATGATAGATGAATACTTACAAGATGATGATATAGCAGTATTCAAACACCATACTAGAGATTGTTTATTTGATGAAGCTAAAGAATGTATTAGACTGGAACTAGACACTAAAGAAAACATTGAAAATCATATAGCTAGATATAAAGACTTCCCTAAACATAAAGGACTATATCAGTGTGGAATGATTTTAAGACGACATACGCCTAAGATTAAAAGATTAAATGAAGCATGGTTCTCGCAATACGCCACAGGTTGTAAACGAGACCAAGTATCATTTCCTTATGTGCTAGAGAAAGAGGGAGTGTCAATCTTTGCTATAGATAGCTTTGCTTATCTCCATGACTACTTTGAGTATAACAACCATAAAATCCCCAGTGAATGGGCAGGAAAAATATAATATGAAAAAAAAGATTAAGATATTGAAGATTATGAGCGATTGGTCTAGTTCCCCAGAACGTGAGAAACTAAATTCTTATGGAGGATTAGGTTATTATCGTACCCTTAAGATAGCTCAACAATTAGAGCCAGAATACGAAGTTACTGTTTGGAATCGTGAGTGGAAAGACAAACTGGCAACATTCGGTAGACTTGCTGAACCATTTTATAGATACATCTTTACTACTTATGACATCATATGGTTACATCAGACAGATAATGACTTAACCTTTGCGTGGTTACGTTCTATGGCTACACACTTTGGTAAAAAACTCATCATTGACTGTGATGACAATTTCCTAGAAGTAGACAAAGGAAATCCAGCACTTAAAAAACTAGGTAGAGGTAAACTAAATCGTGAAAATAAGCGAGCTATGATGGCTACTAACTTCTCTTTCGCAGATGCAATAACAGTATCAACAGTTCCACTCAAAAAGAAATTATGGAAACACATTAGAGATGTTCACAATGTTGATATGCCTATATTCGTAATTCCAAATTGTAATGATGTGAACGATTGGAACTATAAGAAGGTAGAGGGTGATGGTGTAGTAATTGGTTATAGTGGTGGTTTATCACACAATGATGACCTAGATATGGTACTTCCTGCAATCAAAACTATTATGATTAAATATCCAAATGTAGGTTTTCAGCTTATGGGTCAGATGGATTTAGACAAAGCTAAGACAATATTTGGTAAATGGCCTCAACCTTTGAGAAATCGTATCATTTTGATGAACGCTACGAAAACTCAACCTGAATACCCAGCATATCTAGCAGAGCAACCCTGGAGTATTGGTATAGCTCCACTCATAGATTCACCTTTTAATGAGTGTAAAAGTTCAATTAAGTTTTTTGAGTATTCTATGTATAAAATTCCTGTAGTAGCATCAAGAGTATACCCTTATTACAAGGATATAATGGGAGTAGCAACTATTGAAGATGGTGAAACTGGCTTACTATGCGATACAGTAGATGATTGGGTAAAAAATCTGTCAAAACTCATAGAAGATGAAGATTTAAGAAAGAAACTAGGTGAAAATGCCTACAATCATGTTGTAAAGAACTGGCAATATAAAGATTGGAAACAAAACATAATAAATACAGTCAAAGCAATCGAAAACCTGTAATTTTGGGTGTTATAATATACACATGGTATTTTCGGACACTGTAAATAATTTAGGTATAGTTCAGCAAGTGCGTGATTTTATGCGTGTTGATAGTACCCAATGGGCTACTTCAAAGATTGTAAACTCGGTCAATAACTATTTAGACACTGTAGCAGGTTACGCTATCGGTGCTGATGGTCGTTTTCAATGGGATGATACTAACCACAGCAAACTCCCCGAAGGAACTACAGCTTTAACTATAAATGTGAGTGATTATTCATTCCTTACAGACGAACAAGGTAATGCAATCCTTAGTCTTTTAGGTGTTTCAATTTTAAGAAATGGCAAATATGAAATGCTTACACCTGTTGATAGGTCACAGGTAGACACAGCAACATTTGGTACAGAATCGGGAGACCCAACTCAATACGACAAGATTGCAGACAATATAATTAGACTTGATAAATTACCACTAGCTACAGTTTCAGCAGGATTAAAGTTTTATTTCCAACGTACACCATCTTATTTTACAGCTTCAGATACAACTAAAGCTCCAGGCGTTCCACCATTACTCCATAGAGGATTTGTTATTGCCGCAGCTTATGACGGTGCTTTAACTCTTGGATTAGCTAACCTACAACCTTTATCAGTAGAGTTCCAAAAAGAATCAAAGAAAATGACCGACTATTTCGGTAATAGAAATAAAGATGAGAAGCCGACCCTGATTACTAGACCTAGAAATTACGAATAATGGCTATTACGAGCAATACAAGTAAACCTATAACTTCTCTAGCCAATATAACAAAAACAATGATTGGTTTAATTTGGAGTTTGGATTTAAATACTTGGGCAACAGAAACACAAACTTGGGGAGACACAGCATCAACAATAGATAATATAACAAAACAAAGTTCATCAATTACAAATATTAGCAAACCAGCATAATGAGTACACTTACTACAATACAAAGTACAGATGTTATAGCAAATAGCAGAACTGATATAAATAATAATTTCAGTAATTTGAACACGGATAAGATGGAGACATCTGTGCTTGATACTGATACAACCCTTGCAGCTAACTCTGACGCTAAAGTAGCTTCACAAAAAGCAGTCAAGGCTTATATTGATTCAGGTGGTAATCCAAATGCTTCAACTACTCAAAGAGGTATTGTTGAAGAAGCAACACAAGCAGAACTTACAGCAGGAACTCAAACAGGTGGAAGTGGAGCTAGATTGTTCTTGAATCCAGTGCATACAGTAAGCACAAGTGCGGGTTCAGGAGATGCAGGTAAACTTGTTAAATTGAATGCAAGTGGTCAAGTTGATGGAACAATGGTTATTTCATCTTTTCCAACTCAAGATGTAGAAATTTTTACAGGAACTGATACACCAGTAAATTTTTCTTGTTGTTCATCAAATGATGGTTCTGTTTTATATATTGTCTATGTACTTTCTAGTTCTACAACAACTTTAAACATCAAAAGATTTACTAAGGATAGTAGTTCAGGAGATTATATGGAAACTCATGCAACCACTCTAACTGTTACTGCTGGAGGTGGTTATGGCGTGGTTCTTATAGGAAGTTTTATTTATGTCACAGCAACTATAGGAGGTACTGGTGCGGTACGAAGATATGCTGTTGCCGACCTTTCAGGAGTAACTACAATGACAATTTCGGGTACTAATGATTTTGCTCAAGCAGGTTATCCATTTACCGACCAAACAAATCTTTACTGCTATTCTAGTGCTAATACATATAGAGTTTATACAATATCAGGTACTACAATCACAGCTGGTAGTACGATAACCTATACCTCTTCAGGGACACAACCTTTTGGAGCATACGGTAACACAACAAATGTATGGATATGTGATGGAGCAGGCACAGGAACTATGAATATCAGAAAGTATGCGATTGCTGGAGGTGCTGTAGTTTCAACAACAACAAGAACAATCTATATGAATGCAAGAGTAAATGGAAGTACTGCTGGTTATGGTTTCTTTGGTGCTTCAACAGCATTACTTGGTATAGCAAATATATTTAACTGGTGCAGTGATACAGCAAAAGTTAGTGTATCTATGCATATAAGAGCAATAACACTTCCATAATGAGTAAACAAGTAGAAATCAAACAAAATAATTTCTCAGGAGGAATCAGTGATGACCCTCGTGCTATTTCACCTACTGGATTTATAATCTCTAAACATTTTGACATATTCTCTAATCCAAATCGTTTAACTCCTTATCGTTCTTTTGAAGCTGATACAAATGATGGTTCAACAGCGACAGGAATGAAGCAATATCAAGTTAAAGACTTTGTTTATGCTTCTGCTTCGGCAAAACTTTATGGATTAGGTCAGACTGGTGCAGGACTAACTAAGATAGTTTATAAATCTGACGCTACAACTGGTAACTGGACTTTGCCATCCTCATCAGAGGGAAGTGGAGCTGTTAAGAATGGGTGTTTAGTAGAATATAAAGATTACTTGTGGGGTTTTCAAGGCACAACTGATGTCTTTAAATGGGGATTACTTTCAGGTTCTCCATCAATAACAAATAGTGCAGGTACAGTGGGAACTATTACATCTGTTGCACAGGGAGTAATTGGTATAGACGATAACCTTTATCTTCCATATAATAATAAAATTGCCAGAGTAACTTCTGGTGGAACTGTAAATGATGCTGTCTTAACACTTCCTACAAACTTTAGAATTACCTCAATTTGTAATTATGGAAAATACCTCGCTATAGCTGTTGCACCAATTTCAACATACAATGGAGTATCAAAAGTTTTCTTATGGAATTTGACATCAACTGACGTTCAAGAAAGTATTGACTGGGGTGAAGGAATTTTGACTGTCCTTGAAACTATAGAGGGTATGCTTATTGGTATTACTGATAGATATTTAAATAATAGTGCAGGAGCAGGACGTGGTTCGCTTATTATTCAAGGCTATACTGGTGGCGTACCACAAATCCTAAAAGAAGTATTTACTAAGAAATTAAACAGTATAGTAATGCCTATTTCAAAGGCGGTTAAAAACAATCGTCTATTCTTCTGTGCGAAGATAATGACAAATGATGCAGGTACAGAATATAACGAAGGTATCTGGTCTTTTGGTAGAAAAAACGCAAATTATCCCTATGCTCTAACTCTTGATTTTATAGATGAAAATGTAACTTCTTCTGGTATTCAGGCTTTTGGTTCTGCGGCTAACTTCTTCTTTATCTCCTATAACACTGACGGCTCAATAGACAAGACAGATGATACCGCAGCGTATACATTTACATCAATTTACGAAACACAGATACTTGATTTTGGTGATTTAGAAAATGATAAAAGACTTGATGTATTTAAAGTATCAGTTCGTAAACTAGCGACAGGTGAAAGCATAACCCTCAAATATAAGGTAGATGATGCAACTTCATGGACTACAATCGGTACTTATTCAACAGTCGGTGGTCTTTCACATACATTTAATAGAGAAGAACTTGCAGGAGTAGATTATAAATCAGGTAGGGAGTTTAAGTTTCAAATCACATCAACTGGCGGTGCAGAAATAGTTGAATGGAAAGCAAGAGCTACAATTCTAAATAATATATAATGAACCCAGATATACAAAAACTACAAGACCAAATAACTAGACTAGAACAAGACCTCAAAGCCTTAAATGATGAGGTGTATAAAAACAACTTTTCAGCACGACAGGATTTTAATAAAGCATCAAGTTTTACCAGTAAATTAAAAGTTCCACACTATTCATCTGACCCAACAACAGCAGAGGTTGGGGAAATCATAGAAGTCGGTGGTAAATTAAAGATTTGTAGTTCCGCTAATACGTTCGTAGTCGCAGGAACACAGAGTTAATAGGTTATAATAATATATATGGTAGTAACATACACAAAAGACGCATCAGGAAATACAGTACCAGTAAATCCATCATCAACTCCACAAGCAACCGCTAATGAATATGCAGGTGCTTTACCAACCCCAAATAATACAGTAAATACAACAGACCAGTATATAGCACCAGCAGGGATGCCAGGGTATTCAGGAAATAAAAGACTTGTTTTAAATCCTAACTATAAAGTAAGTACAGGTGACATTAAACCAACAACTGATATTAATTTACCTTCTAAAAATCCTCCAACAAATTATAATGGAGCTATAACAGGTGCAAATGCAAGCCTAGCTAATCCTCTATCTCAATTAGGCTATACTTTAGATGCAAATAATAATTGGGTCTACACTGCACCAAAAACAGAAACTACACCAACGACAAATACTCCATCTACTTTAGACAATATAAAAACAGCTTTAGGTTTAATGACAAAACCTACTAATATGCTTGACGCTTACAAACAAGCAGAACAGGATGCAGGTATTCAAGCAAAACAAAACCTAGTTTCATCTTTAACTGGTCAATTAAACTCTATTACGGCAAAATCACAAGCAGACCAACTAGCGGTAACAGGTCAAGGTAGAGGAATACCTGAAGTTATAATTGGTGGTCAGCAAGCTCAAATATCTAAAGAAGCAGCGATTCAAGCGTTGCCTATTTCTGCTCAACTTTCAGCAGCACAAGGTGACCTCCAAATGGCACAAGAACATTTAAAGACTTACTTTAATATATTCCAGCAAGATATACAAAATCAGCAAGACTATCAAAATAAAGTAGCGAGTGTAGTAATAAATTACATGGATAAAGCCGAACAACGAACATATGAAGCTAAAAAAACAGAAGATGATAGAAAATATCAAGAAAAAAGAGATTCTATAAATTACGCACAATCTATAGCAACTAAAGCTCTTGAAAATGGTCAATCAAGTATCTATAAGGCTATCACTTCGCTTGACCCTAATTCCCCAAATTATAATAAAGAGGTGGCAAGATTAGGCTCACAGATATACATTCCAAAGAAAGGAACTGATAATTCACCAACTATTAAATCTATAAATGGTGTAGATATGCAGTGGGATGGTAAGAAGTGGGTTACACCTACAGTTGGTGGTAGTACTGGCTCTGGTAAAGAACTACAACTTGCACAAAGTGAACAATCTATAAATGATATAAATTCATTAGTTAAAAGTCCTTATATCCGTTCTGCTGTTGGGCCAACTGCCATAGGTAGATTTGTAGGTAGAGGTCTTGATAGTTTAACAGGTGAACGTCAAAACTATATAGCTACTGTTGAAAAATTAAGGTCTCAACTATCACTTGATAGTCTTATAAATGCAAAAGCAAAAGGTGCAACATTTGGAGCTTTGTCTGATACAGAAATGAGAATATTGTCTGCTTCAGCATCTAAACTTGGAACTTGGGCTAAAACAAATAGTAAAGGAGAAGTTACTGGCTACAGTGCTAGTGAGAAAGCATTTAATAAAGAACTAGAAACTATAAATAACTTCGCAAAACTAGACTATGTAAAGAAAGGTGGAGACCCATTAGCTGTTGGTGTTCAAGTGATGCCAAATGGTAAATATGTAGTCCAAAATAGTGATGGTAGTTATACAGAATTATAATGAAAACATTAACCCCAGAACAATTTAAACAAAAATATGGGGAGGTTGGGATGGCTCAATTTTCTCAAAAACCAGAACAGGCTAAAGAACCTGGGTATTTATCCCGTGTAGGTTCACAAATTAAAGGACAATTCAACGAAGCAGTAAATTCAGAGAACTCATCTATAGATGGCACTATGAATCCTATTAGTGCTGGTCTTAATATTGCTAAAAATGTAACAGGAATTTTAACAGCTCCAATAACACAAGCTCCTGGTATTAAACAATTAGGTGAAGGATTTGGTAAAGCTGGAGAAGCTATTGTAAACACAAAAATAGGTAATAAGGCTACAGACGCATTATCAAATGTGCCTGAACCAGTATTGAGTGGTGCTTCAAATCTAATAGAAACTGCTATGAATCTAGCAACTCTTGAAGGTACAGCTAGAAGTGCAAAAGGATTATATAACTCAGGTAAAAATGCAATCAGTAATCTAAAAACTCCCAAGACGACAGTAGCACCAGAACCAACAGCGATACCAAATGAAACATCAGGTTCTATTATGGATAGAGTTGCTAGACTAAAACCAAGTGATGCAACAAAATTCAAAGATATGACAGGTAAAACTCATGGACAATATTTAGCTGATACTGGTAACTTTGGCTCACCTGATAAAATTATTCAAAATGAATCCGTTAAATTTGTAGACTCATTAAAAGAAGTTGATAGTGCTTTAGAGAAACTTCCAGGTAGATTCCAGTCAGCTCCTATATTAGAAGCCCTAAAAGGACTTGTAGATAAGGCAAAAACACAATCAAGTGGAAGTGTTAAAGCTCCATTTTATGGTGATGTTGCTAATCTAGTAGCTAAGTATAAAAGTGGTGGACTTACACATCCTGAAATAAACTTACTAAAAAGACTTTATGAAAGAAATGTGAGACTAGGTTATAGTAAACTCATAAATCCTGATGCTGTTTCAAAATCGACAAATATTGATAGTGCTTTGAGGGAGTGGCAAGTAAAACAAGCTAGACTTCAAGGATTTAAAAATATAGACGCATTAAATAAACAGACACAAACATCTAAGTTTATTATAAATAAATTAGGAGACCAAGTTATTGGTCAGAATGGTCTTAATTCTATGGGACTAACAGACTGGATTATGTTATCAGGAGGAGACCCTACAGCAGTAGCAGGATTTTTAACTAAGAAATTCTTTTCAAGTAAAGCAGTTCAAGCTAAAATAGCAGAAATAATGAGAACAGCAGAATCAACTCCACCGATTAAGGCTAATATGGGTCAATCAGAAATAAAGCAACTATCAGCTCCTAAAGAGGGTAGTCCGCAATCTCAAAATAATGTACCCATAAAACTTCCAACTAGAAAGTCTTTAAATCAAGGTAATGAGATAGTTCCTAAGAATACCAAGCTGCGATAGCTACTATTGCGATAAATAGGATAATAAATATCATAAGAACACCATACCACAAATCAACAATTTATGCAAGACCTTACAGAGAAACAAAAGAATAAACTCCTAAAACTTGCAAAAATAGCTGACAAGGGTGAATTTGCTATTGTTGAAGAACTAGATACTCTTGAAGAAAAAATAGACACTACTAAAGAAGATTTACAATCTAAAATTGACAACATACAACTCTTAAAAGGTGATACTGGCGAAAAGGGCGACAAAGGAGATACTGGCGAGCAAGGAATACAAGGAGTTCAAGGTGAAAATGGCGATAAAGGAGAACAAGGGGAAAAAGGAATTGATGGCAAAGATGGATTAGACGGAAAAGATGGTGAAAATGGTAAAGATGGAATTGATGGCTTAAATGGTAAAGATGGAAGTCCTGATACTCCTGATGAAGTAACTAATAAAGTAAACTTAGGTAAACCTTTAATCAAAAAAGAACGTGTTGAAGGTCTTATAGATATTGAATACAATCTAAGACATAATCTTTATACTGGAATATCAGAAACTAGAGCAAGGGAACTTATAGCTTTAT